TTGTTCAGATCGATGTTGAAGGCGCTGGCTCCCGCGACCACTGCTTTGCCCAGGATCGCCGAGTCAGCACCGGTTACAGCCGTGGATTGTCCGATGGCATCGGCTGATTTTTTTGCCGGGTCATACTTCACGCCGGATGCGATCAGGGTATTGAAACCGCTGTCCACGTCCTCACGATTGACGCCATAGGTCTTGGCGATCCGCCAACCTTCTTCGCGCCATTCATTTTTCTGCTCGGATGTCATGTCCGCAGTCTGTTTGGTTCGGATCAACTGGCGGTCCAAGCGAGCATTGCCGGTCAGACCGGAAATGACACCGATACCAACACCCAGCCCCGCAAGCTGTCCCTGGGCACTGTTGCCAAGGCTTTTGATCCGGTCGAACTCCTGACGCACACCGGCCGCAATGGTTTTCAGCACCCGCAGGTTGCGCCCGCCGTTCTGTGCCAGTCGCCGAAAGGCCGACTCGGTCTTTTCGACACTCTGCCTCAGAGGCTGAACGCCTTGCCGATCCGCGCTGGATAACTCGGTTTTGGTATCACGGGCAGCCTTACGACCAGCGTTGGCCATCTCCTTTAACTCTGCGGAGGTCTTGGTGACTTCCAGCCGAGTGTCGGAACCCGCTTTAGCCGTTTCGCGCATCGCGTTGCGAATGACCTTGTAGTTGGTCGCCCCGGCCTGGCCCATCTTGTTGATCGCCGTACCGGCTTTCCAGCTTTCATCGGCCAAGGACTTGGCGCCCTCTTTTCCTGCCTTACGCAGGTCGCGGTCGATTTGCTGGATCTCGCGCCGACTGTTGCCCGAATGGGCCTGGAAACGTAGCGCGACGCGCAAGTCGGAACTCATTGGATACTCCCGAAGGTCTTACAGGTACAAGAAAGGCTCGATGCCGAGCCTTGAGTTACTTGGGTTTAGGGAGCGGCGTGCGCTTGCGCTGGCTGACGTAGCGCGTGCCCTTGACCTTGCCGACGATCAGATCAATACGTGCATCGATCTCCGGCTTGGTCATGCGCCGGATTTCGTCCAGCCGATAGCCACGCTGAATCAGTCCGTGTTCGATGCGTCGCCAGTCAGCAAGGCCGCGCTCGGCGGCATGAGCTTTTTTTCCAGTGCCTCGTCGACATCGGCAATGACACCGAGGTCGCTTTCAGTCAGGGAGGACCGGAGCAGTTCCGTGGTCAGCGCCTCGGCCGGGATTTCGCCCAGGACGAGCAACTGGCGGCGGTAGACTTCCACTGTGATCAGTTGAAGCGGGCCGTTGGGGTGCAGTTCCTGGGCAGTGATCAGGTCGCCAGTCACCGGAACGCGCAGGGTGAAGCTTTTGTGGAATGTACCGGCGTAGTACACGCCGATATTCAGCTCGCCGGAAATGGTCAAGCCTTCCCACTGTTTGCCAGTTTGAGTGGTCATTGCGGTCATTCCACGTAGTAGTTGAGGGCGGCGATGGTCAGGTCGCGAGTGGCTTCGCCTTCGACCTGGTACTTGCTACCCATCTCCATCAGCGAGCAGCCGGTCCAGGTCTGGCGCTTGCTGCCACCGTCCTGGGGATAGATCGTCAACTTGGCGTCCATCAAGGCGCGCCAGTCCGGCTCCCCGGATTTCGGAATTGGTACGGAGATTTTCAGGTCGTGCTCTTCAATACCTTTTGCCGTCCCTGTCGGGCGGCCGGTACGGTTCATAGTCTTGACGATCTTGCGCCCGGTCTTGAGGCTCGGCTCGACGCTGGTGACCTCGTAGTCGGTGCCGTTGATCTCCAGGACAATCTGTCCCACATAGTTATCAGACATCTAAATCACCTCTTAATAGGCTTACAGGAGCAGGTCGATACGCCCGGCGAACACGTGCAGGCCGTTGACGACATCTGTTGGAATTGATGCGTTGACCCGGCTCACGTCCTGCTCCGAACGCTCGACGACCAGGGCAGCGGCGTTGGCATCGACCTCTTCGACGATTTCCAGCTCTTCCAGCTTCTTGAGCACGTCGAGCAGTTCGCCTCGAACAGAGTCCGGGGTTTTCTTTGAGAGCTTCGAACGCGGGAAGCGCAGGCGGATGCGGTCACGACAGGCGTTACGAACGTAGTACAGCGTTCGAATCGTGGTCAGATCGAGCAGCGACACGTCCGTGGCCCCGGCTGCCGATTTGGTGTAGGTGCTGACGGCCCGTACGATCTGGATCACATCACCTGCACCGACCTCCAACGGTGTCACACCATTGGCCAGCGCTGTTTCCTGCTCGTTCCGGCCGAGACGTTGGGTGATGGCTGGAACCTGGATACCACTGAGTACCAGTGTGTTCAGGGGACGCGCCGGATCTTCTTCCGAGGCGATCACCGCCGCATAGGCGGCAGCAACCTGGCGCGCTGTCGACGCAGTGCCAGGCAATACGGCCAAGGTGATTGCACCCGCGTTCAACGACGCGGCCAGGGTGGTTGCGGCCGACAAGGTGCTGGTCAGGGCCGCGACGCCGATGATGCTCTGTTGTTCGATTGAGTCGGTGTAGGTGTTGATATGAGTACGCAAAGCCGTCAGCGCGGGCTGGCTGAACCATGCAGGCACCATGATTGTGAAACCGCCCAGGGCTGTCGCATCCAGGGCGGCGGCAATGTTCGGCTCGGCATCACCCTCGACCACCACACCGACGGCCGAGATAGAGAGATAGCGATAGGCCGTGATCGCCGCGTCGGCCATTTCTTCGGCAACTGGGCCGAATAGCTTTCCGGCTTCGGCCGCACTGTAGAACTCGGTCGGAATGTTGGCGGCAACGGTGGCGTCTGGTCCCAGCGGTACAACCATGCAGATGCGTTGTTTGTTAGTCGGTAGCGTCCGTACCGCCAAGCTGGTGTTGAACTCCATGTAAACGCCCGGCTTGCGAATCGACGCCGGGATGGTGTCAAAGGAAATGCTCATTCGGCGGATTCCTGTGCGGGTTGTTTGGCACTGTCACGCGGCTTCTTCGCGGGCAGCAGTTCACCCGTCGCCAACCGGCGGCGGTAGTAAGAGGTGTCCGGTATCTCAACCGGCTCCACGCCAATCTGTTTCAGCGGGTCTGACTCCATGGGCACCCGCAGGCCGGGCGCGGCGACAACGTGCATTACACATCCCTCAGTTCAATTGTGTCGGTGGCCACCGGCTCGGGATTGCCCGATGGCGTGTGGTATTGCAGGGCAATGCCCAGGAACTCGGGCAACGCCTCGACGGGCCTCTGCCAATCCAGTTCGATGACAAACGACTGCCCCAATACGGAGAGGTGGTCGCTGGAGAATTTGCCGTTCACCAGGTTGGAAAGTTCGGTCGGCTTGATCGCGGCACGATCCGGCCAGGGTTGCCAGTCCGTCAGTTGGTGCATGCAGGCTTCCCACAGCTCGTAGCTGCCGATGTCCTTCGGGCCGCTACCGCGTCGGGTTTCCCGTTCACCGCGTGGGTGACGTGTGGCGATCACCAGGCGAAAAGTGATCGGCACGGTGTAACGCCCATGACTGCGCCGCTGAAAGGTTGCCTTGGGCACCATGACCAGGATGGCCGGGCAACGCTTGAGCAAACCAGCTAACAGATCCGGGTCGCTCAGTTCGCCGCCGTAACTTTCCACCGTGAGGTTGCGCAACTTGCCGATCAGTTCCTTCAAACGGGCCTCGATCAAGTCTTCCAGTTCGCCAAGCATCACAGTCCCCTCAGGGTGCGGCGATCCATCAACCGAGGCTGACTGGTGATCTGCATACCTGACCGGCCAGCCTCGGCCGCCCCGCGTTCCTTGTCCTCTTGAGCCAGGGTTTCCAGGCGCTTTACCACATCCTTGTAGAGCACCCGCACGGTCGACTCTTCCTTACCGGCATCGTCGTACAGGTGATAGCGGGCAATCTCGGCCAGATCGTCCGTTACCCAGTCAGGAGCATCCTCTCCGGTCGGGCGGAAGCGCAGGTAGAACGAAACTTCACTGCGCGCCCGAGTCATGGCGTCGGCGATCCTGGCCAATGCCGAAACTGCAATTTCCACATCCTCGGCGTCCCAGCCGTCCAATGGCTTGCCCGCCGCAGCCGCTACCAGCAATTCCGGTTCAATAACGCGCTGTCCATCCGGCACCGCGACCTGAGTGATATCGCGGGCGCCGAAGCGGACCAGGAGTTGACTGGCGGACGGCAATAGGAGATTCACTTGCTTTCGCCCCCGGACTTGTAGGCCTTGCCTTTACCCTTGGCGGGTTCATCAGCAGGGGGCTGTGACTGGTCGGCCGACTCGTCCTGGTGCTGATCCATCAGCGGACCGGCATTGTCTGCCAGGTTGTCGTCACCTCCCGGAGCAACAGGGCCAGGCTGGTTGCCGTCCAGGTTCACGGACGGAGTGTCGACCACTGGAGCAACCACAGACGCAACGACTGTTTCAGACGCTTGCGACTGGGCAACTGGCAGGGCATCAAGCGCTTGCGAAAGCGCGGTTTGCGACATGGAGTCATGAGGCAGTTCCTCTACCGGGTCCAGATCCACCTCTTGCACGGAGAGAACCAATTGAGGCTCTTTAATCAGGGCCTCCCATTGCTCATCGGTGAAGTCGTCCTGCTGGTAGGTGGTCGGCTTATCGGAGTGCGTGACGCCGCAACGACGAAAGCCGTTGCGCTTGGCGGTAATGGTGATGACGATGCTCATAACGCCCCCTTAGCCCAACCAGCTCGGCGACAGTACTTCGGCGGTGCCCGCCCATTCGTTGCCCGCGTTGCTGTCTTTGACGACGATCTTCCGGGCCGCGCCTTCCAGTTGGGACGGCACGACCAGGAGCCCTGGGTTGATACCCAGAGGACGGCCACCATCAGCGGTAAAAGCCTTCATAGCCGCACGGGCAAGTGCGTAGTTTTCAGGGGTAAGCGGAGCCTTCGAGCAGTAAGCGAACTGCCAGAAGCCAAAACCTACGTTCACTCGGGCATCGACGCCGTAGCGGTATTCGTCACGCATGAAGACATTTTCGTCGTCCATGCTGGTCATCGCTTTCAGTGCATAGTTACGGCGGTTCTGAAAGATGATGGGTTTGATAGCTCGGCTGACATCGAGCAGATACCAGGCCGGGCCCGTGCCTTCCTGGTAGTTGCTGACAGACACGGCTATGCCGGTGCCATCAGTTGATGGGAATACGGGGTGATCGGCATCGAAGAAGTATTGGCCGTCGTAACAGGTGGTGGTCAGCCCGGCTTTCAGCAGCGCGAAAACCAGTTCGTCAGGGTGAGCACCCGCCGCTCGGCCCATCTCGGCAAACAGTGGTTTATAGACACCGATCTCGTCGTCT